CGGGATCATTCAGCAAANCCCCAACAATCCCATCAGTGGCGGCTGCGCCTACAATGACCTCGCCGGCAGTAGAAGCCAGCTTGACAATCTTATATTGGCTGGCCGCGAGGCTCGCGGACGCCAACAGACCGCCAAAAGTTAATCCCTCAGTCGCTGTACTTGCCATGTTTTATGTCCCTCCTATTATTGATATTATTGATATGCGGCCTGGACAAGCTCGGGCCGTTCGGCCATAACAGTCGCCAACGCGGTGTTATAGTCAACTTTCTTCTCGCCCATGTGCGCCAGGACGATCTGGTGCAATGCCAGCCTGGGATCTTCGGGCAAAGTATTGGGCTTATCCGTGCCTATCTCATCGAGCAATGCACTTTCTTTGATCTGAACAGAAAGCGCCTTGAATTGGGTGATAACCCAATTGGCCTGCTCGTCAGTCATGCCAGCCAGGATATCGGCGCCCTCGCCCACTTTGGTCTCTTTGAGCTGCGCGGCGAACTGATCTACCCGAGCCTTTTTGGTAGCTTCAGCCTCCAGGGTGGCGAGCTTGGCTTTATACTCGTCCCGCTCTCTTACTGCGGCCTCGTATACTTCCACGCCCTCGGGCTTTTTGGGTTCTGGCTCCGGCCTCGGCTCATCGGGAACCGGCGGGAACAACTTTGCCAAGAACTTCTCCCACAGACTAGCGGGAATTTGAACGGTATCAGTCATTTGATTTTCCTCCCTTGTATATGGTTCTACGGAATACAGCGCCGCAGCCTCGCCCAAATGAGGTGTATGCAAAAGCGCGTCTCCAATGATTAGCGGCGCGGGGATCATTCCCCCTGTCGCCGGATCTTCCATACCGCCCTCCCAGATCACCTCTGGCGAATGATAGCGAAACGCGCCTTTCGTAAGCGCTTGCTCTCCCTCGTCGTTATATTCAGGGATGGCGTACAAACCATCTTCTCGGACCTCAAGCCCGATGATATGGCCTCCTGCCGGTGTCTCCTCTTTATGCGAGCCCAACTTGATAGCGGGGCGGAAGTGAGGGAGGCGAAATTTCCCCGCTAATTCCTTCGTGATCTCCCTCACTGTCCCGCCCTTCACTATCCGCCCCAGCGGGAATAACCGGTACGGCTCGCCCTTCCGTACCGTCAAGAAATCATCCAGCAGATACATTTTTGATTGCATCATTTCTTCGTTGGCATATAGCGCGGCCATTTGCTTCTCTGCCGATTCGCGCGTATCATGGCAACCCTGATTGTGCCCGTCGTCGTTTTTTATGACGCAATGGCGACCATCTTGTTTTTCGATATGCCAGGGCATATACTCAATCTCCCCCGTACAGTTTTCCCCCATAAAACAAAACGCCAGTTTGCGGATGGGTGGTTTCCGCGGCTGGCGCTTGGTGGGCTAAAAGGCCCGATTACGCTCTAATATTCAGATTATACCACAAATGATGATAATTTCCCAAATGTGGTGAGAAGATTATACCATAGATTTATGGCACTAGCGGCTTTCTTACAATCTCTCTGTGCGATACTGATTTGAAAAGCTGCAACGGTTCTACGGCCCGCACCTTGATATGTAATTGAAATGCCTCCCCAGGGTCGCAAATGCCATTACCGCTATTCTGGCACAAGGGCGTGGGCGTTGGCACAGGGACGACTGATGTGGGTGCGGGGGTTCCAGTCCCTCCGCCATATCCGCCATCATCTGCTAGGGCAATCGGGACGACAATCAAGGCGATAAAAATAACCAAAATCAAGTGGGTGGTCTTTTTCATGGCATTCTCCTTTCATGAGAATTATACCATAACTTCATCCATCACCGAAATAGTTACACCGCCCTGAAATTCAGGCAGATATTCAAACCGTATCATCTGCTTGCATTTCACACAGCGGATATCAATGCGCGTTAGCGGCCCGATGCGCGCAGAAAATAAGAAACGCCCGCAATGAGAGCAGCGGTAATCGCGGTTATAAATGGGTCTAAAGCCATTGGGATCAGTCATAATCCCTTCCCGTCCAGCCAACGCGCCATTTCGTCAACCATAATCTGGAATAATTTCTCGATTTCCTTTACTGCTTTCCGTGCAACAGTCCCCGGCAATGTCCACCAGCGGCCTTTGTGCATCCATGCCTGCCGCTCCCCAATAACGTAGGGAGCATATCCCAGGCGCGTGCCATAACTGGCCTCATGCCTGTTACTGCCATGCTTGACCTCGAAGATGTCCGGTTTGCCGCCCTGCTGGGCGCCTTGTAGACCAATCCCCAGGGTGCGTCCCAGCGTTCCGGTACGCCTGTACGTACTGGTTGGCGGCGGTTTAGGATAGCCCAATTTACCGACGATCTCCCAGATTTTATATAGCGCACCTTCCATTGTCTTGCGCCAGGCCCCTTGATATTTATCTGGGAATGCCCGAAACCGCCGAGCTATCTCATCAATACCGGTTATCTCGATTTTTATCATCCCAATATCCCTCGTATGCTCTCCCTCAGCCCTCCACCCGTAACGATTGGTGTGATCCAGCAGCGGCAATTCGGATGAGCTGGCGGCGCAGTCAATCCAACGCCAAACGCTTCGGTCGTAAAACCATTCTCGTCAAGACCAACTTCCATGCCATCCAGCGGAGCGCAAATAGGGCATACGCGCTCGTCCCTGGCCGTATTCCAGCGTTTACCATCCACTAACCCCGTAGCGCGCCAGGCCGCCAGATTGCCTTCTGCATAAACGCGGGTGACCTCTGTCACGGCAATCATAGAGGCGCGCGGATTGCCAAAAATGGGCGTAAGTCGTGCCTCTAATACAGGCAACCTTTCCCCCGCCCGAATCCAATCGTCAATTGCCGAAACAACATTATTGCGTGTCGTTTCGTGGATATCTCGGATGGATGTCAGGCGATAGTTGCGCAAGAAGGCGATTGCGTCCCGGTTGAATACATCCCAATTAACCAGCACTCGCAGGCGTGGATCAAGCAAATTGTGCCCGCTCATGCCGCCCGCGAATATCAGATTGATGAGCGTTGGACCAATCCGATCCCAGAACTCATATTCCTCGTTATCCCAAAACGAGGGTTGCAATGGATTATTGGGCACGCAATCCTCTTGCCCCTTTCAGGACACGTTTTTTCGCCTTAGCCCAATACGTTTTTACCAGGCGTTCCAGCCGTCCCTCCCATCTGCGCCGCTCGTCATCATCTGGGGCGCGCCCAGTAGCGTACTGCGTAGCCCCGAACGGTTTATTGCCGCCCTTGTCATCCTCCCCCTGCTGCCCGGGCTTGTTGAACGCGGCCTGTATCTGCATGGCTTGCTGTTCCTTGCGCTCTCGTTCCGCTTCCAGCTCCTCTTCGTCGGCCTCGGGTAGCCTGGCAACGCTGCGCAGCCATACCTCATCCTGTGGCAACCAGGTGATCATGGCGCCCACTTTCTGTAAGAAATCGGCTATTAGCGTAATATCAATGTCACCCGCGGGCGAGTGCTCCAGCCGGATACCATCAGCGTCCATGCCGTTCATCGCCAGCAAGCGAGGCACCGCATACTTAGTGATCGTCTCTGCAATGATATCCGCAGTGGCATTGACACTCATTGTAAAGAAATCGGTCTGGTCGCTGGAAAGCGCAAAGCTGCCAACGTTGTCTTGTCCCAGCATTAGAAACTGCGCCATCGCGCTCATGAGAATGCGGCTTTCATAACGCTTGATTGCCTCGCCAATATATTGGAAGCCGGACTTGTCGCCCGAATCTGCAAACTGGAAATCCCATTCTGAAGGCAACACTACACCCGCTTGTTCATCCATACGAATATTGCGCACCATCTTGTCCGCCTTGCTCGCATCACTGTTGGTATCGCTGGTATCCGTGTTGGCTCCGGGCGGTAATTTGATTACCGGATAACCAGATAAGCCGCGCTCAAAACCGATGGCTTCCACTTGCATAAGGTTTTTGAGATAGTAATAGGGTATCCAGGCAGTACGCAATATGGAACGCCCCTCAGGGTTGTTCTTTTCGATGCGGGTCCGGTACAACACTAATTTCTCGATTGGAATATCTACCAGCTTATAGCTGGGCGGCCCGGATTGTCTGACACCGGCCAACCCGCCCGTATCATCGGTCAGCCATTGATAGATCGTATCCTGGCCGCGGATGGCAAATTTGCGCCAATATATCTGCCCGCTTTCGGCGCGCTGATAAACGATCTCGAAAACCGAATAGCCGAATGGTAGGAAGGTAAGCGCCTCGGTGACGTGGTCATTCAGATTGTGGCTCATACTGTCCAGGTTTTCCTGAAGGAATTCCAGGCGCCCATCCTCCTCACCGGCCTCACTGGTGAATTGCCAGTCCACGCCGCGGATTGCCTGCTCGACTGCCACTAGCATGGCACCCACAACTGGGGAGTTCAGGCGCATCTCATTGAATCGCTTATACGCCTGGCTGCCCCGCATCTCGGTCAGGAAATCTTCCAGCACCTGGCCGCTAAACATATTCAGACCGGTGTAACCGCGCTCGCCCAATCTATTCTCTGCCATTAATATTTCCTCCACTTGCTCTCGTCGCGCTCTGGCTCCTGCTGATTGTATTTCCAGCGGCTCGGCAATTCGGGCTGTACCACAATCGGCACATATCCGGTCGCCAGATCAATCATCAAGGCGCGGGCGACTACGGTATCGTCGTGAAGTCCCTCGGGGGCGCTATATGTACTGCGTCCCGTCACCCTGTTTACCGTGCGTTCGTATGCCTCAAGCTCGCCCGTCCAAATTGGATCAGACTGGAACTGCCACTCTCCGCGCTCGAATACATAGCCCAGGTTTTCGATTAGCGGCGGCTTAGTAACCGCAGTCATCGTAAAACCTATCACGGGCAGGTCTTCACGCGCCAGGTTCTCGAAGTTGGGTTCACCCATTGCGTTTAGCTCAACCTTGATTGCGGTCGGGCGCCATTTCTCGCACATAGCCTTGATGCGTTGGCGTTGGTAGACGTAGTCGATCTTATTGAACCTATCCCGCGCCACTTCCCGCTTACAGGTCTTGCAGCCAAAGCTAATTGTTGTAAAATCCAGGTGCTTCGCCCAATCCAGCCCGCCCACAATAACGTGCTTCTCGTGCTGGCCTGGATCGGTATCCAGCGGCGCACCCATGCAGGCGCGGATATTGCGGAACACCTGCCCTTCCCCTTCCAGGAACTCGGCTAAGTACTCCTGGTTGAATACGTCCTCCGGCAGCCCCAGCCGCGCCGCCTCGATTTCGTCTGGGGATATATACGGGTTGGCGCTGGTGGGGAAACGCCAGGACTGCCACTCCTCACCAGCATCCTGCCCACGCAACCAATATTGAAAAAACCAGTTGCGCCGCTTGGGCGTGCTGATAAATAGTCCCTTGCCTTGGCGGTCAGAAAGCGCCGCTCGTAATACCTCCGTCCAGGTCTGCTCTGTCATATATGCCACTTCGTCGAGCACCACGAAATCCAGGCCCTCGCCACGCAGGCTGTCCGGGTTATCGGCGCTTCTAACCGTGATCTCACCCCTGTTGGGCAGTATGATATGTCTCTCCGCTTTGCGGACCTCGGCATTTATCTTTGTTCCAATACGCTGTAACGGCCTCCAGCCCACCTCGGACATTTTGTATGTCGGAGCCACCCACCAGGCGCGCCCACCTCTGGCTGCTACACTAAGGCACTCGTTCACCCCCAGCCGCGTCTTGCCCCATCGGCGGCCAGCAGCCAGGACTTTGAAGCGCGCCGGGTGATTGTGTACCTCGGCCTGCCCTGGATGAGGATTAGCGTTAATCTGAATTGTCTGCGTCTGCATCAATATTCCAGTTCACCATGTAGGTAAGACTGCCCTTTCCATCTGGCAACTCCAGGGTATCCGGCACCTTGCCAAAAGCAATCTCGATAAACGCCCGCTGCAATTGCGGGTTCTTGCTCGCCGCCCACTGGCGCAGGATCATTTCCGCCACTGTAGCCTTATGTCCTTCTACGACCACAGGCAGCCCGCTGGATAGTGCCTCCTCATGGGCGATCTGCTGGGCGAGGGCGCGAAGCGCGTCAAAGGACTTCGGGCGACCTTTTCTGTTGATACGGGGATCGCCCTTAGTGAATTGTCCTGGACGACTGTTACTAACTGTATTACTGATCATCTTCCACCAACACCGGCTCGCCGCCGGTCATGTCCACCCAGCGTTGGATTGCCACGGCGCAGTAAGCTGGCGAAATCTCGATTGCCCTGCACTTGCGCCTGAGGCGCTCGCAGGCGATCAGGGTTGTGCCAGAACCGAGAAATGGGTCGTAAACAATATCATCACACACAGATGAATTTTGTATAGCACGATCTATCAACTCCACAGGTTTCATCGTCGGGTGTTCTGGTGATTTGGTTGGTCTGTCAATTTCCCAAACAGTTGTTTGTTGCCGTCCGCCATACCAGCGATGTCCTGCGTTTGGCAGCCACCCAAAGAATATCGGTTCTGCCTGCCAATGGTAACAAACTCCCATCGGTGAAAATGTGGAGTTATTTTTCACCCACTGTATTGTCTGCCGCCAAATTCCCCGATCCTTCAAAGCCTGCCCAAATAGGATATGTAGCGGCCCCGCCG